ATGAGTTACTAAGAAAAAAATATGGCGATAGATTGTACATGAAAGAACGCCCGCGAAAACATAGATATTTTTATTTTTTAGGCAATAAAAAAGAAAAAGAGATTATGAATAAAAACTTGCAATATAAAGTTAAACCATACCCGAAAGGCGACAACAAAAGATACGATGCAAGTTATGTTCCGAGCGTTCAGGGTGTGTTGTTTTAAGTCAAAGGCTTTAATGTATGCTGCGCGTGTTCTGATGTTCTTTTGTCATCCCACTGAACCCTGTAATATTGATGCTTGAAACCAAGGCTGTTTTGTTTTGTAAATACTTCTATAATTTTTCCGCTTGTGTATCGTTTGGGAATATTTGAAGAAGTGAAAGAAACTTTTTTAACGCGTTGGCCTAGTTGATAACGTTGGCCTACAAGTTCTGGCATATTGAAGAGATAAGGATTTAATTAGTTTAGCAAATAAT